ACGTGCTAGGGTAATATCAATATTACCTCCGGTATCGGTTGTCATTGGGTCAGCAAAGAAAGACATTACAGGAAGCTGTGTGACTTTGTAGTCCATGATTGCTTCTTTGTAATCTATAAGTACTCTCTCTCCTAATCCTCCGTCTACAGACCCAGTATTCATACTGGTTAAAAGACCGGACGTTGGGGTTGGGTAATCTGTCATATCTATTTACTCCTTATTTGGTCAGAACCTTTATATAGGTTACTGCTCCGCTGTGTCCTTCTAAAGCAACTGCGACAACTTCACCAGCAGTTGAACCTGCTACTAAAAGTCCGTCTGTTGCGTCTACTTCTAAACTACCGCCTGAAGCGACAGTTCCTGTTGCTAAAGCGTTTACTATAACGCCTTTTCCTGTTACTATAGAAGCGATGCTTCCAGAATCTACATTTGTTAATGCAAAACCTAGAGTATTTACTGCGGCTGTCCCTGTTGCGGGGTCGACCTCACCATCTGATTCCATAGCAACTATATGTCCACCTGAAATGGTGGCTCCTGCTGTGAAGGGAAGTATCCTTGCGGGTGCTCCTCCATCATTTACTAATATTTCTGTTGCCATATTTATTTACCTCTTTTGTAGATAGCACGGTTTAATCTAATACTACCGTTCTCTACTTTCATGCCGACTGGACTTTCGCTTACTGGAGCTACATCTTCTGATGCTACTTTACCTTTACCGAAAGTTCTTTCGACGTCCATGTTTGGCTCTGGCATTGCTGCTAGAGCATCGTTAAATCCAGTCAATCTGGACTCATCCCAAGCGGAAAGTTCTTCAACACGCGCATCCTTCTTATCTTCTTCGGTAGTACCAAATAAGACTTCGCGGGATATAATTGCTTCGACGGTTACAGCTTTCTTAGCTTCTGCTTCTTTAGCTAATCGTTCTTCTTCAGCTGCTTTGAAAAGTTCTAACTCTTTCATAGCTGCTTTAAAATCAGATTCGATTTCTGCTTTAGATGCTTCTGCTGCTTCTAGCTGTGAACGTAGTGAAGCGAATTCGCGTTCGACAATGTTCTCTGCTTCGGATTTTACATTAGTTTCTACTTTATCTTCTGACATAGTTTGTTCCTCTGTATTATCGCATTCACATTTTCCTTCATGGCCACCACAACCACAGTCGTGGTTATCATCAGGTATGTGTGAATCACATTTCGTTTCTATAGTACATTCCTTACAGACTGGGTCCATCTTTTCATTGTCAATGAAACTTACCTCTGTAGGACGAATATTGGTGGCATAAGTGTCACCCATGACATCAATATCGTTGGAAAACCAATCGATACTAACATGCGTCATATCTCCATCCTTAACCTTTTTCATTACTTCTTCACCGCGGCCATATTTATTAGATACTGTCGCCAGCATCTTTACTGCGGTCTTTCCATTGTCCATCTCGATTAGCTCCGGATTAGCAGCCATGCCGATTAAGTCCTCGGCTGTTCTTTGATGGTCTACATATATCGGAAGGTCTGTAAAAGAAGTTAAATTATCTTTTAGCATTCCCTTTTCAATATAAACTTGATTCATATCTCCCTCGACTTCATATTCGTGAAGTCCGGAAGTTATAGCGATAACTGGGAATGATACTGTATCTACTCCCTCTTCGCTTGTAAATGTCACTTCCTCACTCTCATTGACTGAAAGTGCAAATGACCTTCGTACGGGTTCAATAGTTTTGTCGTCTGCAAACTCCCGTTCTACTCCGTTCTCTTGAGCCCACATGCTACACATGCCGGCTGCAATCTCTTCGGGATTATCAAAACCCCTCTTTTTTAGAGTAGCTTTAGTAGCTATCATACATTTTTCGAATGTCATGCTCTATCTCCTGTTACGTTTGCTGAGGGTTTGTTACCCCTGTTTTGTGCTCTAGAGGATTCCTCAGTCTTATCTTGATTCCTTCCTCCAGAAATATTTGCATTCTTATCACTCTGTTCTTGTTTGATTGGAGATGCCTTAACATCTTCGGAAGTTTCCATATCTAATGTGGCTACTCCTTCTGGGTTAAGACCACGCTCTTCTCTAACTTCACCGGGTGATAATACGCCTTCAGACAGATATATCATATCCGTCTTGGCTTTAGTGAATGCATCTGCAACATTAATTTGCCTAAACTTAAATTTAGCGTTGCCCTTTTCTAATTGGGGCATAAGCTGTGCATTAAGTGCTCCTTCTATTAATGATTGTAAATAGCGAACGTAAGGTTCGAAAATGGGTCGTGCTCGTTCTGGTTCTGTCCACATAGTCATAGGTACTTTAAGTGCCATATGAATTTTAGCTAGTATATCATCTGTGTATTTACCATATTCAAAAGCTCTTTGTGTACCCTGTAATTCTTTTATTTGTATGTCGTTACCGTGGATGATATCTTCACCCGGAGATAAATTATTAAAAGCATCAACTATTTCGTTTATTTTATCAGGGCCATAAGGCATATCTGGTAATCCTGCACTTACATCGAATCTACTTGAAGCATATTTATTTAATGCTGCACCTATATCTCTTTCAGCATAATCTTTTAAATCTACTAAATATAAAATAGGGTGTATATCGGATAAGCCATAAGCATAATCATCAAATGTATTGTTTTTTAGTTCTATTATTTCGTCTTCTTCAAAACGTATGTTCTCTTTATCGTCACCTACCTTCTGATAATAATATTCTATTTGTCCATGCTCATTCCTTTTAACATACATATTCTGGCTAGACCTTAAGACTAAATTGTCTCCAGTCCATTCTAAATACCCTGTTCCGAATATTCTAGCATTTCTGACCCATCCATATAAAATATTTTCTATATTGATATCTCTAAACATTTCTTCGACCTCTTCGCGTACAGAATCGTCATCGGTAACTATATCAAAGTTATCTTTGACAGCATATAAGCAGGGTAAGTCGATTAAAGTTCTTATTATAGGGTCAGAGAGGTACACATTCATGTATGTACGATTCTTACCTATATGTGGTTCATAGTCTTTACCTTGGGCAAAACTACCAACACCACTACTAAGTTTCAATCTTTGGATTACACCCGCACCGTAACTGCGAGGGTCGTCTTCTTTGTACGAAGGATTGCTTCCAATAGAGGCAAACCTACGTCTAACATTATCTATAAACGACATGGCTTTTAATAACTACCCAAGTAGAGTATATAAAGTTTGTCCTACATGTTCCTTAAAGAATGCTTGTTTAATGCAACACTGCGCCTAGTTGTAGCAAAAAGTGGACCTTGTGAGTAGTTTCCCATAGGTCTACCTTTTGTTCTACCAATAGGTCGTGACACTACACTTGAACCATAATTACCTGACATTGGTAACATACTAAGTGTAGCATGTATACCCATCGCTGAACTATCACAGTAATCATCATGTTTTCCACTCGGTGCTGAAATCTTCTCGGTTTTATTAGCTACATCCATAGTATATTCAAGGTCTATGTGTTCTCTGGTCCATTTGTTTACAAGTTTTGCTTCCGGTGGAGGTAGATTATCTGGATTTGGTACCATAACCCTTCCTTGTTGAATATATGATTGAAAATCTCTATACATTTGGGTTTTAGTTCCTTTAGGTCCTCCTGTAAATATAAAGGCTACAAAGTGAACTTGAGAATCCATACAAGCTAATCGTAGGTCGTGCTCAACCGCACCACCAATACCCGTACAATCCACAATAAGGCGATTAGCCCCAAGCTGGTTGGTAACATCCATAATACGTTGACGTTGGTATGGAATATCATGTCCACCAGTTCTGGCATTAATTTCTTCCAAGTATACAAGCCGTGCGATATTAGTTTCGTCAGATTTATCAAGGGACCATGCACTAATGACAGTAGAGTTAACAGATTTGCCAATGTCAACACCAACAGTAATATTGCCTCCTCCCGACTGTCCATCCCCATCCAATCTAGTAAGTTCGTAATCATTGTAACATCCTTTAATTTTTTCTGGATTAAATACATTCGCTACAGACTCTACAAAGTCACATTCGTATTCTGTCCTCCAGTATATAGAATCTTCTCCCCATTCCGTCATCTTATCTAACATTTCTTCTTCACTGTAGGGAGGCGAATAAGCTTCCCCTTTCTCTACTGCATCTCTCCATGTATAATGTAGTCTTTTAAACGTATCAGCATAACCATCGTCATAAAGATACCTATACATGTGGTTATCTTTAGATTTAGGTGTACCAAGATTAATAAAGGGTGCTTTGTTAGCTATAATACAAGGCTCTACATTATCAATGAATAATTTATCGTCGATGAGAGGAGACTCATCAACAACTAAAAATGTAGGATGTTGTCCCCGTATAGCTTGTCCTTGGTTACTAGGCGCCAATGGAGCTCTACGCATTATTGTGCCCCCCTTAAGTGTTATGTTGGGCTTGTTATG